CGTCTTATGCAGGCAAAACTTACCCAAGAGCCTGTAGCTACAGCTACTGTGCTTGAAAGAGTAAAGTTGTTTTGAACACTAAAGTCCAAACCGTTAACAGTTCGTGGGAAAGTACCTAAACTGAAACCACCAAAACTAGCACCAGATGATGAGTTTCTATCTAAAATTATTCCATAAGTATCCCCAGTATTTAGCCAACCCATAATACAGAAGTCACCAGTACCAAAGTCTAAATCAGGGTTATAAGGTTGCACTAAGTAGCCACCAGCCTGAAACCCACTGTAAGCCACCAAGTCTGCATTAGTTGCTACAGGCTCACGAGTTACTGTGCCAAACACTTGTAAACCGTTGTTATTCACTGAGCGGTCTGGTTCTGCTAGGCGTACGCTGATGTTGTCTATTGAGCCTATAAAGTCAGTTGTAACTAATCGAACCGACCCTGCTTTAGTTGAAAAGAATGTTTTTTCTCCGTTAGATCCTATGCTACCAATGGATGCAAAGTTATCTTGAAAAACAATAGAGCCTGTAGTGTGGTTACTTGTAGTTATTGTGATAGCATAATATTCGCCTGTACTGACATTAGTTGGAATACTTAAAGATGCAGACCCTCCCGAAAAATCTACTTGGTCATTTACTGCATCAAAAACACAGGAGCTAAATGCATACCCTGCACTTACAGCATCAGCTTGGTCTGTGTATGATGTAAAGTCATCATTTAACCTTTCACCTACTAAGTCTGTGTCGTCTGTGTCTGATAGAGTCGCTAGTTTAATATCTCCATTCATCCAACCTGTGTTGTAGGTTGAATTGATAGAGGAAAACAAGTCATCACTTACAGTGCGTAAAGAATTACGAAAAACGTTAGTCCCTGCTCTACCTGCAACTGCAAAGTTGTCATAATCTAAAGCGGCAATATAACCTGCGGCATTACTAAATGTTCTTCCGTATGCTTCTATAAACTCCAACTCAGGAAGTGTATAAGAAAGCATAATGTCAGCAGGATACGATGTATGTGATACAGCAAAAAACAGTCGGTCTTTTAGCATAGCAATTTTTTCACAACCATTAGAAATAGCCGTAGAAGCTACTTGCCCTGTGTCTTTCGATGTAAAAGATTGCACACCTGTTAAATCAACAACCGTCCCATCATCCTTAATCACACTCACGCCACCGTCAGTCGCTACAGCAATCGTAGGGATAGGCAGACCTGTTGCAGGGTCGATAGGTGCGTTAGGGAGTACTGTCATGGCTACATCGTTGACTGTGTGGTCTACAATAGGGTCTATACTAGTGTCTTGTGTATCTGCTGTGCCGTCTCGTACACTTTCTATTGAGTTCCAATAACCATTATAAGTAACATTTTCTGTTATGCGTTTTACAACGTCCTTTGCAAAGTTTAATATCCTTACACCACCATTTTGATTAGCGTAAGAGATGCCTAAAGTAATACTACCATTAAGCGCAAAGATGCTTGCTCCACTACCATCGTCTAACACGCCAGTATAGAAAAGAGATTGACCTGAGTTATTACTAGCACCTGAAACCGTCCACCACATAGGCAAGCTAGGGTCGTCACCGTCATAGATGGTAACCTTATTACTCTCAGCGACAATCACAGCCACCGCAGGAAACTCCTTACGGCTACCACGTGTGCTTGTGTTTAACGGCTCGTTATACCATGATGTACCTTGTGTACGCTTACGCCATGCGCCACCGTCTGAGTCTTTGCTTGTGTCGTATACGAAGACATCAACGGCTGTTTCTGCTTTAGACTCTGCAATAGCTGTTAATGTTGCTTGGTCTGTAGTGAGCTCACTTGTTACTACTGTACCGCCTACATTAGCGTCTCCAGAAAGATGAAGGTCTTTGAAGCGGTTGGATGCGTAACCTAAGTCAATTGCATTATCTCGTGCGTTACCGCCGTTAGACGGAGATACGTTAGAGTTACCTATCATTAAACCTGAGTCAGTACCATAAGGCGAGTCAATGTAGAGTTGACCTAGTTTAGTACCAATCGACCCAACTTTAGACGTACCTTTCCAAAACTCAGCCATATCGCCATCTGTACCGCTTCTTTGAGCGTACAGTGAAGCCCCTTCAAGGCGTGAGCTAAAAATAGTTCCATCACCTGCTATGCCTGCACCTGCGTTCTCCGCTGTAGATAAATCCCATCCAGTAGTGCGCCCAACCAACAGATTACCAGAGCTGTCTATACGTGCTCGTTCTGTGCCGTTGGTGTGCATCCTAATATTTTTAGCACCATCAGCATATAAAGCTAAATGGTTAGTGTCTGAACGAATTACATCTGTACCTGAACTTGAGTAATCAGCCTCAACTAAAATACTACCACCAGTGCTTGTGTCCTTTACTTTAACACTTGGATTATTAGCTTCTATTGTTAGATTTTCACTAGGACTAGCCGTACCAATCCCTACGTTGCCGCCATTAGGGTTTAGCGCTATATCTGAGTAATAAGAGCCGATCTTCGCGGACTGTAGATAACCATACTCTCCAGCGGTATTAAACCCTGCTGTCATGGTGTAGTCTCCAACGGCAGCACCAGAGCCTATCTGTAGACCACCATTGTTAAAAGAAGTGCCAGCCGTATTGAATAGTTGCAAACTCTCAGCACTACTGTCCCATACGAATTTTGCGGTTGTGCCAGTGTCTTCATACAGATGCACGTCTCCGCTACCTGACACGCTAAGACGTTTAGCTGGAGAGCCTCCACTAACCATTGCGCCAAGTTCCAGACCGTAAGCAGTTCCACCACCTTCTAACAATCCTTTAATATAGGCTCTTTCTCCTGCCGCATCTGGTGAGTTATCTGCTGAAGAAAATGACAAGCGACCTAATGATTGCCCAACAGAAATAGTGGTATCAGTATCTTTTAAAGTTAAAGTCGGAACAGATGAACTGGCGTTTGATTGTATTGTCCCATCACCATCTACAGTCAAACCATCAGCCGTGACAGTGCCTGTGACGTCTACGCCTGTGGATGTTGTGGCTAGTTTGGTTGAGTTATCGTATCGGATAAACACCCCAGCATTAGAAACAGCACCTAAATAATACTCACCTGTATTGTTTCGCATATACAGATTATTAGCTGTTATTTCTAAGTCTCCCTGACCTTTTTCATGTATAATACTTTTTGAACCATCATGATAAATCTCTAAATCATCAGACGCACCAAACGTAGCTTTGTCGTTATCACCTAGCGCAATACCACCGTTAGCTGCGATTTCTCCAGAGAAACTACCAGTACCAAAAGATACGTTATCACTAGGCTGAACAGCCGAATCAGCTAATGCACCTTGTGCACTTGTGGCTTTGCCGTTTAGTTGCGTTTGGATGTTAGATGTTACACCGTCTGTGTAGTTTAGTTCTGTAGTGGTGGCTGTTAAACCATCAAGCTTATTAAGCTCTGCTGCTGAAGCCGTAACTATAACGCTATCTACTTTAAACGTAGTAAGGTTAATACCAGTGACCGCCACTGTGCCGTCAAATAAGTCATCGACCTTGGACCAGTTAGCGTTTAATTTAGTACCCCATGAGTCAGCACTAGCGCCCACCTCAGGGAGTGTGAATGAATATGTGGTGGTAGTTGAATCTGCCATTATATCTCCGTCCAGCTTGAGCTGTCTTTAGTTGTTTGCTGCCATTGACTGTTATCTTTAGCCACTGATTGCCATGTCTCATATTGTGGTAGCTGCTCAGACCATGACTCATTATCTTTAATCTGCTGTGACCACGACTCGTTATCTTTAGGTATATCTACGTATAGCTTACTTATAGTGAATATATTAACATTATTAGCGTTAGCGGTAAAACCATCGCTATAAGTCACATTAGGCGTGAACTCTGTCTGAGACACACCATCTAGGCTCGCTGATACGTTAGATAAGAAGTTACCTTGAGCCGTTAACGCTGACTGAGCATCACCACTTAAATCTATATGCTGTATACGGTAAATATCACCACTAACACTAGCTGAACCATCAGCGCTTAATGATACTGTTCTTAAACGGTCTGTATCGCCCTGTGTCGCACTATCAGCATCCATCAGTGTGATTGCTTCACGTATGACTATAGGCGCTGTTATAGTGGCACTGGTTGCGTCTGAGGATAAATCCACATCACGTACACGATATACTTCAGCGCCCACTGTTAGGCTGGGGCTGATTGTCGTGACTGCTACCAGTATTTTCTCTACGCTAGCACTAAACTGACTACCAGACGCAGTAAGTGAGACTGCATCCTTGGTCGTTAGGTCTGCGGTAGAGTATTCGCTCCACCCGTAGAGGAACTGACCGTAGTTCATTAATCTAGTGTAATATCAAGCTGTGACGCACTGAAACGTAAGATATCGCCAGTTTCCACTACCTTGCTAGAGGTTAGCGTAGCATACGCAAGCATGTTACCGCCTGTTGACGCGTCAAAGATAGCAGCGTGAGTTACTGTACCCCAATTACCTGTAGCGGCTGGGAACTCAATGTTAGCTGAGTTAGTGGCGGTATTACCTGATACTGTGAAAGCAGCAGATTGACGTGCATATGCGTCACCTGATAGCTCTGTGCCACCACCTGCTTCACCTGGCGCTGCTGTGTATAGCGCAACAAAGTGAGTGGTAGGCATGGTGTAAGCTGTCTCACCGAATGCGTGTTCTAGAATCTTAGTCTCTAAGTAGTTACTGAATGACATATTAACCTCTTAATTTCATTTTTAAGCCAGTACCACTGTACTTAGACTCGTTTGACTGTTTGTTAGCTGCTAGCAGTGCTGATTGATATAAACCCATCCATATTCCTAGACGCTCGTCATCCTTTAGATAAGGTGCTGAGTGTACCAGTGAGCCGTAAAGGTATAAGTCAGGGTAATCTATAGCAACAAAGTTCTCTGTCGTAGCAATGGCTGGTAACTTGGCTGTGTAGTATAGAGTGCCAGTATAATCAGCATCAGGTGTAGGGTATAACTCCAGTTCACCTGCTACATGAGCGTAGTATCTTGGCTTGCCTGACTGAGGATAGTTGAAGCGCATTGTCTGCATATCGTCAACTGAGATAAGTCTTAACACGTCATTGGTATCTAGGACTATACGATTAGTCCCTAGCCAGTCAGTAGGTAATGTGTGGAATCTGTCATTAAACGTAGATGTAGCACGTTTTTCTTGTTTAAAGTGCTTTAGGTCACGATTAAGACTAGCTTCTGCCATAGTGATGAATGATGGAATAACGCTAGTTAAGTCCTGTCTATTCAAAGTATCAGCAATATCTGCCTTGAGTTCTTCGTATGTCATGCTATGCCTTTAAGGTTACGTCTAATGGGTTTACCCCAGTTATTTGGTGGTTGATATCCTACTGCTAAGTATCTAAATGCGTCAGCAGCGTGAGATGTCCAATCATGCAAGGGACTACCTCGCCATGACTTTAAGTTGTCATCCCATGCTCTGCGGTACTGCCTTAGACAATCTCGACCTTTATCAGTCTTAGCGTCATCGAACCAGCATCTACCTATCATAGAGCGTACTTGTTGGATACCATCCTCTACTCGCATCATAGGGCATACTGTTATATCAGTCAGTCCCATTGAGCCTAGCACCTCTAAACGACTCTTACCTGTGCCTAGCTCTTTAACTTTTACATCGTGCGGTAGGATGTGTTGTGAGTAATTATACCCTTTTTCTCGCAATATACCAACGTAGTGATCTAACGCATGTCCACTAGCTTCATAGTAGTCGATTATATGTATCTCTTTACCTACGTACTGAGCGAACCAGATAGCCGTTGAATCATCCATGCCTAAATCCCATGCTGTCACCACACTAGCGTTAGCATCGTATGGTACACCACACACCTGGTCTTTAATTGCCATCATCTCACGCGCATAATACGCACCATCAACGTGTACTAGGAAATCACCATTCCAAATATGGTCGTACATATCAGGACGTGACTTAGCATCATTAACACGCTCTTGGTCTAACACGTTAGGGAAAAACGGATTATCCGACCAGTTCATCTCTACGATGTTAGCGTTATCTGGTACTTCTTCTCTAAACCGCTTATGCGTAGCTGACTCTTTACTCTCTGGATTCCATGTTACCCAGACCTCAGAGTTATCCTCACGCACTGTGGGCAGCAACTTAGTATACGCTACCTCACTTACTGCTTCCGCTTCATCTATCCAGCATAGCAATATCCTAGCCTTACTCTTGATAGAGTCTAGGTTATGCCGTAGACCAGCGAATGCATATTTAATCTTA